TCCATCGTACTTTTCTGCTTCTTCAGCCATGATTTTCTCCAAACGATTGACTGCTTTTATTATAGCGGTTGTTAATGTTGACCATTTTAGTCATATTATGTTCCACGTGGAACATTCACAAAGCGAAATGCTAGTTGCCAGTCTTCAATGCTGACAGTGTGCCACACCAACTCTGGAATGTGTTTGTCTACCCATGAGTCAGTTCTAGGGATTTCGTTGATGACATTCTCTATATTTGCAAAACCCATGTCATTGAGTAGGGTTTCCACACGCTTTTCGTGGGCATTCCAGTGATGTGGAGCATTATCCCACCACGGAGCGTCCCCAATGTCCTCTGGCTTCATGTGTTGATGCTCTAACACTGCTTCAACCAACCACCATGGCAACTTACCTTCATGCCACAGTTTGATGGTTTTGTACGCATCTGGGCACACAATGAGCATTGGAGCGCCTGGTTTAGCCACACGAGACATGTCCCGAAGGAATGCAGGTACTTCAGCCCACGCAATATGCTCTAGAACATGACTCATCAGTACTGCATCAAAGGTTGCGTCCTCAAATGGGTACGGTTCGCCAGGTTTTAGTAGCACATCTGGTCTAGTTTCTTCATTTTGCCATACGTCGGTGTTCACCCAACCGTGTGCGTAGTGCGTTCCACAGCCTGCATTGAGTAGTTTCATGCACTCAGTATAGGGCTATCTGGGCAGTTGGGCAGGGTAGCCGAATTTAGAATAGGGCTATTGGGGGGGTTGGTGACCATTGGCTGGTGTGACCTACCCCCCAGCCGTGTGACAAGCGCCACTAAAGGGTGGGGCTACCCCATAGGTGCTCGTGTCAAGTGACATCTGCCACTTGACACGAGCGTTTGGTTGGGGGTCTGTTACAGCGACTGGGTGACTGCCTCGCTGGTGGTCTGTGCCTGTGCACGCTTCGCCTCTTGCTCTGCGATGTACTCGTTCAGAGCGATGTTGCGCTCACGCTTGACACGAGCCTTGCCTGCCTTGCTGGTGAATACCCACTCCACAAGAGCGTCTGCTAGGCGCTGTGCGTCTGCTGTGTCCAGTTCCAACTGGTCAATGCGTGCGCCCAAGTCGCTCTGCTCCATCGCCTCTGTCACAGCGTCAGAGAGCAAACTGGAGAACTCGTACGACTCCAGCGCTTCCCTTGCGATGTCGCTGTGGTCAATGTTCTCCTGTACCTCTGACACGATGTCGCTGATGTCAAAGTTGTCTTTGACTGCTTCCACGATGTCGTCAATGTCCAACTCTCCTGTGAGTGAGACCGTTACCTCTGCCATGTTGTCCCTAACCTTTCGCCTCTCGGCTGTCCTACGGTTGCCCTGTTGCTTCCGTTGCACTCCACAATAGTCTCTGCGCCACCTTCAAGTCAAGTGACATTTGGCACATATGTTCCATGTGGAACAACTGTGCCCGTTGTCACACTCCCCTACATTTGGGGCTATGTGGCAAGCGTCACACCATGTTGGGGGATATGGGTAGGGGTCTGCCTACCTGCTACCCTCTCCAGCATTGTTGCCCTACCTGTCCCCATGCAGTACTGCGTGCGCCATGTCCAGCATGCGCTCTGTGAACGCCTGCCTGTATGCGCTCTCGTATGCGTCCAGCGTCCACTCGTCCCATGCGCTCATGCCTAGTTCGCTCAGGCTCTCGCCTGCCCACTCTCCGCTAAGAGGCTCTGGCAGTTCCCAGACATCGCCTAGTGTGCCCTGCTCGTATGCGTCCAGCCACTCCTTAGCGCTCGCTGGGTGCGTCACCTCGTCCCGATACATCTCGGCACGCTCTAGTCCGTCCTGCTCTCCTCGCGTGCGTGCGTATGCGTCCGTATGCGTGTGGTCGTGCGTGGTCGTGGTCGCCTGCGTGGTCGTGTGGTCGCTTGCCTGCGTGGTCGTGGTCATGTCCTCTAGTCCCATGTGATTAGCCCAGTCGTTGGGTCTGTGTAGGTCGGCGCTTCTTGTGTGCCCTCGTTCCGTGTGGTGCGTCCTTGTAAGTTCCGCACCTGTACCAACTGCGCTAGTACGATGTCCACGAGCGTCCGTATGGTCTCGCCTGCGTCCTTGTAGTCCTGCGCTGTGTACTCCAAGCCTGCCTCTGCTTGGTCTTTGGCTGTGTCCTCTAGGTACTGTGCGAACTTCCCTACAGCGAGCAAGTCGTCCAACTTCTCCCTGTTCACCTCGTACCATGTCTCTATGGTGTTTGCGCTCATTTGCCTGTTGCCTTCCTGTGTGCTTGCTTGGCGCACTCTCCGCAGACTGTCCCTGCGAAGTAGCCCAGCATGTCGTGATGTCCACACTTGGCAGTCATCTTGTCTACCAACTCGTCTAGCGTGAGACTGTTGTAGTGCTCGGCTTCCTGTTTGGTGAATATGGCTTTCTCCTTTGTCCGTTGTCCTGCGTCCAATTTAGTACAATTCCCATGCCCAAGTCAAGAGGCGTAGGTCACACTCCCCTGAATAGGTAGTTGCCCAACTCGTAAATGTCTCCGCTTGCCTCTAGGTCACGCTCGTAGGCTTTGTAATCAATGTAACGCTCTAGGTCTCGTGGCACATCAAACGCCATGTGAAAGGCTTCCTCTGCGAAGTCTGCGAGCGTGCCCTCTCCAATGTAAGCGTCATGGAACTCGTCCACCAATGCCTCACACTTCTCCAGCGTGTCAGCGTGGCAATTCTCGCAGTACAGGGTAAAGGCTTCTGCCTCGTCTAGCCCCTGTGCCTCTGCTACTTGCTCGGCTGGTGTTGCTTCCATTTCTTGTAGGAACTCTGTGTGTGTAGTTGTCATGGCTTCCACATTAGTCTCTGCGAGAGTGTCAGGTCAAGTGCCAGTTGTCACACCTCGTCACAAGCGAGCAAGCCTTCCAGCCAACGGTACACCTCTTGGGGGCGTGACTCTGCGTATTCTTTCAGAGCGTCTGCGATGAGTGACAATTCCATGTAGCCCAGTACTGGCATTTTGTCCAGTATCGGCTCGCCTATGGTGTCCTCACCAACTCCCAGCATGTCTAGGTAGACATTGAACGGGTTGTTGGCTGGGTCGTAGTTTGTACCCCAACGGTAGAGCGCTACGGTCTCCTGCACATAGTCAGGTGCTTTGTCTAGGTAGTCCCACACATTTACGGTTTCAATTTCAGTTTCGTTTGTCATGGCTTCCAATTTAGTCGCTGGGTAGGTTTCAAGTCAAGTGTCAGTCGTCACACATAGGGGCGTGCTGTACTGTCATGCGTCCACCTGTAGGTGCGTCATGGTGTGAGAGCACGCACTCCAGCATGCGTGTGGTCGCCTGTGTGGTTGCGTCTGTGGTCGTGCTAAGTGTCCAACTCATGTTGTATTCACTTTGTGGTGTTATGGCACGCAGTAGTTCCTCTGCTGTGCGTGCTACGGTCACACCTGTCACGCCACCTGTCCATGTAGGGAAGTCGGTAACTAGCCACTCATCGGTAGGGTTTTCATCTACCCACTCCTGCATGCAGTTTGTCCAGTCCTCTAGTTGCTCGTCCCAGCAATAGCCATAGCACTCGTAGTTGTTGTCCTGCTCCTGCTCCAGTTGGTTACAGTTACAGGCATTGGTCATAAAGCCTGTAAGCGCATAGCGCTCCTGCGTATGCGTGTGGTCGCTTGTCCATGTGGTCGTGTTCATTGTGCTGTCTCCTCGTAGTCAATTTTGGCATTGATGTATGCGTAGGTCAGGCGATACATTTCGCAGAGCGTGTCATATACTCCTCGTGCGTATGGGTCGCTTGGTACGCCGTCCTCGTTGTCACCTTGTGCCTCGTACATAAGGTTTTTCAGGTGTCCATGTAGCATGTCCATTGTGTCCCAACCTAATGCTAACAATTTGTCGGTGTGGGGTGGTGCTTGTGTGGTGCTCATTGGAACTCCACTTTCCTAATGCCTGCGATGTAGAACTCAAAATCGTACTCGCAACCTTTTAGTGGGTGAATTGCTAAAAATCCCACCATTTTGTCGCCTAACGAGCGAATTAGAGCGTCCTCGTATTCTGACCACTCGGTGGTAATCGTGACTAGTTCGCCAGTTGTATAGGCTTGTTCTAGCACTTCTGTAATTGTTGTTGTGTCCATGCCCTCTACTTTAGTACTCCGTACTACTTCAAGTCAAGTGACTTACGCCACAGTATCCCAGTCATGGCGTGACCAAGCCATGAAGTGTGCGTCTGCTAGGTCATGCGATACAGCGTCTAAGTGCTCGCCAGTCTTTGCGTCATACAGGTCAAACCATGAATTATTTACCCAGTCAATGCGTCCCTCGTCAAACAAGTCTGCTAGTTTCTTGTCTGTGTCAATGCCAGCCTCAATGAGGTCACTCGTGTAACGCCACACACTTGTCTTTGGCTCTCCATTACGCATAGCCTCTGCGCTGTCCCATACATGGATACGCATTTCACCATCGCAATAGATGTCTGTGCTGTACCCACCTGACCTTACAGTCATTATGTGCGTGCTGTATCCATGCGTATAAAACGCTGGGTCTTGTTGAGACAATGCTTCTGTTTGTTGAAGTAGTTCTTTTGTGTCCATGAGTTCAAGATTAGTACTTTCGTAGAGTTCAGGTCAAGAGACATGCGTCACATGCCTCGTATGCGTGCGTGTGGTCGTGCGTGTGGTCGTCAGCCGTAGACTACTTCGCCTAATGCCACAGCCTGAATAATAGAGTCACAGTCATAAGCGTCTAGTGTGCATGCCACATCGTCTACTGTGCCTTCAAGGATTACAGCACCTACCAACTGTAGTGCTATGTTTGTTGGCAGAATATCTTTGTGCTTACCTTCCACCAATTCCAGCATGTATGTAAGTACATCTTTGCTGTGAATATGGATAGGCATTGGGTAGTCCTCTGACTTTATAGTGGCTCGTGTTGTTGGTGGACTGTTGCTCTCCCAGTCTGCGTCACGCCACTTGTAGTTTGTGACACTTCCCCACATACTGGGGTAGCCACCTTCAATGGCGTTTATTACAATGTCTGCGCTCAACTGCTCTAATGCACGCATGTGTGTGGTTGTGCGTGTGGTCGTAAGCCATGAGAGGTCTGCTGTTGCTGTAGTCATGTCTAAAGTTCCTCGCCGTTTGCCATGTAGACAATACGCTTCATGTGTATCTGTGGGAAGTCCCACTTGTGGGTTTCTTGAATAACCTCAATGAGGTCGTCCATGTCAAACTCGGTAATGCCACGCTTCTCCAACACCTCAATGAGATATGCAGTCTCATATTCTTCAATGTGCATGGCTGTGATGTATTCAGGTAGTGCGCTCATTGGTTGTTCATGTCCTTTGGTGTGCGATAGAGTTCATTTCCGTCAGGGATTGGTGAGTACATAGCGTTGCCACATACTGCGATTGCGTAGTCAGAGCGTTCATCGTCTGCCCAGTTGTCCCAAATATCCCAGTCCTCTGCTGTCCAGTCTCGTGTTTCTAGGAACTTGATTGAGGAATAGTCGCCACCATATGTGCCACTATCTGTGTCAATCCATATCTTGTTACTTGTTGGCGATGTCCATGCCATGATTACTCCTTTGTTGTGTCCTAGTACTATTTTAGTCAATCGGTAGTGCTGGGGTCAAGTGGCGTGTGCCACAGTTGCCTTGCAAAGCATGAGAGGCAAACTGCTGTGTCGTTGTCCATGTCCATAATTTCAAGATAGGTAGACGACACATTTATGTCACAGACTAGGCACTCTGTGGTGTACTCATCGTGAGTAATCATACTGCTGTGCCCATTTTTACTGGCGCAGATAATAGCAACTCTGCATAGAGTGGTGACGCATATATTTCACCATGCTCTGTAATGGTGTAAATAGCCTCGTAGTATTTACCACTTTGCACTCGTGCGTCAAGTGTTTTACCGTGTGTCCAGTTGTCTTTCACAAACTGAACTGCCTCTGCCACATCGTAAAACCACTCCTCTTGTGAGTTTGCGATTACACGAATTGCTGGTGAGCCGTACATCTTTGGCTTCCTCATGCGCTCACCTGCAAGTTGTTGTAGTAGTCACGCACACATGAGTGACATAGGTAGTCGTCATGTGGCTCTGACCATGAGGGCATGTATGCGCTGTGGTCATTACGGAAGTTGTCACCACATACTGGGCAAGTCCCATTGGTCTCGTTGTCAATGAGTTCCTGTAGTTTTATATCAGCGTACCGATAAAGCATAATTCTCCTTTGTGTCCTGATAGAGAGGCAGACTGTCGGATATCATCTGCCTCTCTACACCTTCTACTTTAGTATTCCTACAATGCTGGAGTCAAGCGACTTCTGCCACACCACACAGCACATCTAGGAACTGCACAAATGCGTCCAATGGCTCTGCTTCGTTTGGGTACACAATGTCTGCGTCCCTCACCATCTGCTCGTAGAGTGCCTTGTCCTTGACATGGTAGTAATTGCTTCCACCGTTGCCAGTATTCTCTACATCACAAATTGCTTTACCGTTGCGCTCAATGCGTGCTGTCCAATGCACTCCAGCAAGTCCCTCAATCTCATCAATGATACTAAATAGGTAATCACCTATCACGCTGTCATTGGTTGGTTGTGGTACATAGAACTTGTAATCATCGGGGATTAGTTCGTAATACATTATTCTCCTACTACCAATATGATGTCTTTTATATAACAATCCTCGCAAACACGGTCTCCATGTGGAGTGTATAAACCGTGTCCGTTATCTACTTCACGCCCACATGAGTCACACGCATACTCGCTCGTGCGTGTGGTCAAATTATGGTCACACCAGCGTGCATGTGTCTCGTTGGTACGATGTCCACATGTAGGGCACATAGATAGTTTGTTAGTCATGTGAATACTCCAAGTCATAGTCAATGAACTGTGAGTCATAGATGTTCACATCTAGCATACCTAGTTTCTTTTCTAAGTATTCAGCAATAGCGTTTTCTAGTTCTGTTGGGTTGTCCAACATTTTGTTATCTAACTCCATTGGGAACTTGAAGGTCATGTGTAGATGTGCTTCAATGTCTTTGTGTGTCATGCGTAGTTCATCTTTAGTGAGGTATAAACCATGTCAATGCACTCGTCCATTTCCTCGTCCAACTTGAACAGGATTTCACCACGCCACTCTGATTGGCGCTCCCACAGTTCGTCATCGTTGTCTTGGTCTGCAAGTTGTTCCCACAACTTTGCTTCCTCGCTGTCGTCAGACGGGTTGGGGTCAATTTCCTTTTCGGCTACTGTTGTGCCCCTGTAGAACACGGCGAAACATGCGTATGCTTCACTCTCCTCTGTAGTGCTCATGCCAAATACTAAGTTTGGGTACAGTTCAGAGATTTTACGCAACAGTCCCATTGGTGGCGACCATGCGCTCTCACAATAGAAACCATAGTAATCTTTGGTTTCGTCATAGTCATTAGGGTCAATACGCACATCGCATGCGCCCCACTTGGTGTCCCAGTTGATGTTTGCCCAGTCGTACCAGTCTTTTGCACCGTACTTGGCGAGGTTTGCCTCTTGCTTTGCTTCTAGTGCAATCTGTTCAGCCTTCTTACTTCCGTCCTCATTGTTGCCATAAAATCCTGACACCGTGTCTGACAATTCAGTTGGAATAGGGAATAGTTGATTGAGTGAGTGCTCGTAGGTAATGCCGTCAATCTCGTACTTGTTGGTGTTGTTGCTGTCCTCTTTAGACACTACTTTTGTGTCCTCAATGAACTTCAAGATTTCGTGTGGCTTACCTTTTACGGTAATGTTATTGAACGCCCAATTAGGCATAATTGTTGTCCTCGTCTTTCAGTTTGATTTTGTATTGAAGTAACTGTATGAACTTACTTGTGTCCATCTGTCCGTCTTTGTCACACTTGTATGCAGTAGCACGCAAGAGATTGTCGCCATAGATATAAAAGTTGATTGCGAAGTCTGTACCGTGTGGGTAATACCACTCGTCATGGTCTCCGTAGAACTCATAATTGGCTTCGGCAGTCATGTGTGCTAAGTAACCCTCTGCAAAGGTTGTTAGAAACATGAGGGCTTGTGGTGTGATGTCCATATGATTAGTTTAGTACTTTGTACTGTTTCAAGTCAAGTGGTAGATGTCACAGCACAGGGTCTTGAAAGGTAGTGTCGTCTACCTTGATGTAATGCGAGATAATCTTGTCTGATGTTTCGCTCATCGCCAATGATGTGACCTCACGACCAAAGAGATTGTCCTCTACGGTATAAACCAGCGTGTGCATTGGACGCTCGTACTTCTGTCCATCGGGAGTAAAGCACTCCAATGCGATTTCCACACGACTGTTGATTGGTACTACTACTTTTGTTGTATTCACTTCGGTTCTCCTGTTGCTGTTGTTGTTGATTTTGTATTTCCCCCCACAGTTAGTTTTACTCCTGTGTAACTTACACCTGTACTGCTTACATATGGCTCAATGAATAGTACAAAGTTTGGATTGTCTCCATCGCAACCACCTGCACCTTCCATGACATATGCACTAATAGTTGTATAACGGTTTATCTTTTGTAGAAACTGTTCACTAAAGTTGTTGGCATACATATGCACCATTGACACATTGTCCATAGCGACTATTTTGCCCCACATGAAAGTATCCCTGTATCCATCTACAAACTCAATACTAATTAGGTGCTTTTCAATGTATTGAGATACGCTGTCTAACTTAGACAATGCAGTAAGCACTCGTTGGTTTTGAGTTAGTGACAACATTGGCTCATCTACATAGTAACTATCGGGAATACCTACATTGGCAATACCAATGTTCCCTGTCACGATGTTGTTATTGCCTACTACATTTCCAATGCCAGTAATCATGCTTCAATCCACTCTAAGTCAATGTTGTATAAATAAACCACATGCCCTTCAGGTGCGTAGTACTTCACATACCCACCTGAAAAATCGTCCTCAAAATCCTCATTGACATTTCCAATGTATTTTAGTTTGGAGACTTCCTCTTGCCCGTAGTACTCATTAGTATTCACAGACGGAATACGCAAGCCCTCTGCAATAAGGTCAGGACGAACTACATATGGCATTACTCGTCGTCCACTTCTAATTCAATTTCTACAAGTTCATACACCACTTGTTGTAGAACTTCGTTGCCCAATTCAACAACTCGCTCGTGAACATAGTCGCCAACTGTTTCAAGGGCTTCCATCGCTTGCTTTTGTGTGTAGTGTGGGTACATGGCTTGAATATCGTGCCACGACCACTTGACAATGATTTCGTCAGACATTAGAACTCTCCTTGTTCTGTGATGTCGTAGTTCAAGTATGTCCACACATCTTGATTTACGCTGTCATAACCACCATTGGCATCAAACACTTCAACAGCCCTCAGCCACTCCTCTGAGTCTGCTGGTAATACTGTGTCATTGACACCATCACCAATGGTGAACAAGTTTGCTTCCCACCATGAGATAGCAATTTCCTCGTCAGGGTTTAGTTCCCTAAGTAGTTCAATGGCTTTGCTTACTTTCATATAACGCTCCTTTTGCGTGTGTCCTGTAAGTAGTTTAGTTTGTGCCCAATGTTGGAGTCAAGAGACAACCGTCACTAGAAGTGGAAGTCCCAAACAACTGCGTACTGTTCTGCTGGGTTGTCTGCACAGCGCTTACGAAACGCTTCTAAGTTTGATGTGTACTCAACTGTGTCGTAAATCTGTTTGTCATGGTTGTACTCACCACTAACTAATTGCAATACCTTTTGTGCCCTGTATAAATCAAGACCATACTTATCGTTCTCGTGCATGAGAATAATTTCAGAGATAGTCATGTCACCAATTTCAGACAAGTAGCGTTCTTTTGTCTGTTGGATTACTTCTTGGAACTCTTGCAAGTGCTTGTCAAACAGTTCAGCGTTCTCTGCGTAGCAAACCGTGTCTTTGTCATCAAACATGCCTGCCCAGCGTCCACCTACTTCTGACCAATCTGACCAATCGCATGGGTTGTAATCCTCTTGATTGACCCACATGGTTGCCATACTTACTGCGTCCTCGTGGCTCTCTGCTTCTACTAATAACATGTGTGGTATGTGCATAACTGCTCCTTTTGTTGTGTCCTAGTTTTATTTTATTTGGTAAGTAACTTCTTACCGTATTTCTTTCGCTCGTGTTCTGATGTGCCACCCCATATACCTTTGCATTTGTTGTCTAGTGCGTACTGTAAGCAACTCTTACGAACTACACATTTCATGCAATAGTTTTTCTTTATACTAGTTGCTTTCCTAGTTTGACCTGCTTCAACAAAGAATATATTTGGGTCTAAGCCCCTACAGGCGCTTTGTTTGCGCCATGTAGGTGGCTCGGACAACACTTCATAACTGTCGTACTTGTCTAATGAGTCGTAGTTCAGATATGTACTTGACATGGTTAGGCGAGTACCAAGTCTTTCGCAATACGCATTACTTCTGCGTGTGCAGTTTCTACCTTGCCAGTAACCATGTTCATCATGTTGCGCTCAACACGGTTGCTGTCTTTGCCTGACACATGTTGTGCGTATGTTGAGAACGCTTGGCTTACACCCAACAGACTTCCCGCCCATTGACTTACACGCTCATCATTTTTATACAACCAGCGCAACTGTTCTTGCTTGTTCTCTGCTTTAGAGATTGACTGCTGGCGTACTTCGCCCTCTGCGCCGATAGGCACAATGCGATTGACAATAGCGTTCCACTCTGCGTCAGATACTTTGGTGTTTGCCAATGCAGTTACTTCAGCAACAACATTTGCTGTGCTGGACTGCAAGATACCCAATGCTTCCCTTGCACGACTAATGCGTGACTCGGAGTTCTTGCTGTGGCGTGTGCGGAAGGTTGGTGTGTCCTCACGCATGGCTGTCATGTGAGTGTTATCGCACACTACGAAAGTTTGTACTAACTTGTGTGTCGTTGCGATACTTCCGTTGTGACTTGTAGTTGCCAACAACTTAGGACGGACATCAAAACCTTCCAACACGGTCACATTTTCAGGTGACTCAATGGACACCCATGCGATTGCGCCACCTTTCAACAAGCCTGCGCTACCAATCTGTAGGTCATCGTCAAGCATGTTGGCTGTGTCCTCTAAGAGCCACTTGTCAAACTGGTGTGCCTTGTATGAGTCCTTGAATACTCCCAATACATCGCCATTATCGGAACGAACGATTGCTTTACGGTCTGCAATCAACTTCTGTTCGCCCATTAGTTGTACGAAAATTGGGGCTTCCTCTGCCTGCCAACTAAATAAACGGCGAATTACATCTTCTACTGGGATAGCACCCTCGTAATGGTTTGACTCTAAACCTTGTAGATGTTTCTTGTAGTGCCATGCGAAACCTAGTTTGCCAGTAAAGCCCACTAGGATTTGAGTGTTGTACCACTCGCTGGTTTCCATGCCCATGTATTGCTCCTTTTGTTAGGTTTGTTTTGTTGAATACAACTTTAGTACTTCTGTAGTGCTGGAGTCAAGAGACATATGTCACTTGCGCTGTTGTTGCTTTATCCACAACGCCATAGTGTAAAACGACAGGGCAATTAGAGCACCTGCCCCCATATACCTAAAGCCTTCTGCATACCCATTGTGCACATTGAGCATGGTGATAAGCATGCCAAAGATGATAAATGCGTATGCCTTGAATAGTACTGTGAACATTTATACTCCCTCTATCATTTCTTTTATTACAAGTGCAGTCACGCTTCCAGCGTCAGCATTTAGGGTCTCTGCCCAACCGTCTAGTACTGCGCTCGTGACTTCGGCTTTGTTGTTTAGGATTTTCCATATGCGTGAGTCAATCGTTGGACGCTCTGTGTCTACTGCCGTCATTACCCACGCCACGACTGGCTTCTTTTGTCCCAAGCGATACACACGGTCAATCGCTTGCTGTAGTTCTGCTGGCGACCAGCACATCTCTGCAAGTACGACATGTGAACAGGTGTCTGCCAAGTTCAAGCCTTGTCCTGCGCTGATGTACTGACCGATGAGTAGTTTTGTTTTACCACTCGTGAACTTCTGTACGGCGCTGTCTTTGGCTTCGGCAGTCATACCACCCTTGACCATTACTGGGTTATGTTCAGCGAGTTTGTCACGGTATTCCTGTAATACCTTTGTGTGCCAACCAAACAGTACGACTGACTCACCCTCTGCAAGTAGTGACTCAACATGCTCAACTACTGCACTAACTTTGGCTTCACCAAGTATTTCACGCAATTTAGTCATGCGAGTAACCACTTCTGCTTTGCTTGCACGCTCCCACGCCATTACGCCGTACTCCATGAGTATCCAAGCCAAGAAGTCGTCCTCTGCTTTGCGATACACAGACATCGCAGACGCAGACAATTCAAGGTCAATGTTGGCAACACGCTTTGGTGGCAAGTCTTTCAGCACATTTTCTTTTGTGCGCCGTACCATGCAAGTGCCTCGCAAAGTGCGATTTAGTTCCATGATGTTGGTAGCGCCTCGTGCAGTCGGGTAATTACCTACTACTTGGTAATCGCAATAGCGCACTAAAAACTGCTTACGACTAGTGAACACGCTGTCCAATCGTCCAATAATTTTTAGTGGACTAACTAATTCACTAGGACGATTAGGTGTGATAGTTCCCGACATGAGAGCGATAAGACCGTCTTGTGGAATTGTACGGGCAATCATGTTCACAGCCCTTGTTCGTTGCGCCTTTTCGTTCTTTACAGAGTGCGCCTCGTCCACAATAAGGTATTGAAACTTATCTAGCAACCTATTTTGCCAATGACTAATAATTGAGTCCGATACAACCAGCACATCTGATTGAGGAATTGCACGCTGGTCACGACCTGTCACGCTCGCAACTTTCAATGACGGTGCAAACTTCTTGAACTCACGCATTACTTGTATGCGTAGTGACGCTGGAACAACAACAAGTGTTTTATATTTCTTATTCTTTGCGTCCAATGCAAGAGCGCATGCCATCGCAGTCTTGCCAAGTCCCATTGAGTCAGTAATGAGTACCCTGCGAGTGCTCAATGCGTATGCCACGCCTGCTCGCTGATATGGCAATAGAGCATGCCCGTCCTCTAGGTCAATCGGTGTAATGCCGTCAGTAGCCTGTGACAACTCAATAAGCGCCTCATCTACCAATACAACCTCGTCACGATGTAGTGTCGTGCAAAATGCTTCAAGGTCTCCACGCAAGCGCTCTGTGTCCCAGCGCAGTTCAGGCAAGGTCGTCACGCATGGACAGTTGTCGCTGGCGTGATAGGTCTGCCAAGCATTGTCATGTAACGCCAAGAAACCTTGTCCTGCTGGAACAGGTTGGTCACATAGCCAGCATTTGTCCTTGCGTGTATTGACAATGATTTTGGTGGCGTGCATTGGAATATGCGCCTGTGACATTTGTCGGGATACAGGTAGTTTAGAGAGATAATCTAATAACTCCTCTGCTCCCTTGAACGATAAAGTGTCAAGGTCTTGTGCAATCAGCCAATCGTCAAGTTCAGCCTCGTCTATGCCCAAAGGCATACAACGAGACTGTAAGGCAGTCAATATCAAGGACTGCTGTTTTGGGATAATGCCTGTCACGCCTTCCAGTTTATGCTCTACGCAACTGTCAGGTCAAGAGACAGATGTCACACTATTTTAGAGTGCAAGCAATTCACTCCACGCTTCAACACCAACTCCGATGTCTCGCTTCTTGACGAGTTCGTACAAAGCGTCACCTTCCTCTGCTCGCACCTTTGGGTCACGCAACGCTTTCAAGTTTCGTATCCAGTCCTTTGGACGCTTGGCGATGCGCCCCAACTGGAACGACTCTTGAAGCGATACATATGACGGAAGCGCAGACGCTATCCAAGGGATACCTGAAGCGGAGTATTCAAGCAACTTGATGTCGCTCTTAGCGTGATTGAACGGCACATCCCGCAGAGGCGCTATACCTACATCCATGCTCAATAGCGATGGGTAATTCTCAGGGTCGGTTGCTGGCACATTGGTGACTTGCTTGTAATCAACTCCAACTGCTTCAGCAAACGATGGTGCGGATAGCGAGAAGCCACTATGTTGAAGTGAAATCTGTGTGGTCGTACTTAGCGGAGCAAGGATTCCACGAAGTATTTCCAAGTCGCCACTCCTGTGTGCGGTTGAACCTACCCAACCAACATTGGGGGTGGTCGTTTCTGTGTGGTCGTGTTTTGTAAAACGCCTGGTGTCTACCATGTTAGGTAACAGAACAATGTCACACTTTGGATTCCATTGTGCAATGCGGTCACGCAAGAAAGGTGTAGACACTGTGATGATACTACTGGCACAAACAATCTTCTTATAGAAGTGGGTGTTTTCTTCTTTGTTGTACTTGGGGTGAGATGTCTTCCACGCCATGTTGTTTGGGTCAAGCCCCCAATACCAGTCGTCTACATCGTTGATAATTATTTGACCGTTGGCACGAGCCTTTCTTGTGTGGTCGTCTAATCCCTCGTGCATAAGTCGTTGCGTGAGGATTACATCTACATCCATCATTACTTCATCGTCAGTCATAATCTTGAACGAGTCGTAATGCCATACAAGTGAACCAACAATTACCTCCGTTGGTAAGTATGGAAGGTATTGACCAAAGCGTGCCCAGCCTGAACCACCCCAATGTGCTTGTCCATCTGGTGAACGGTTAGCCGAAATGCGGTCACCGCTTGCGATACCGATACGCATTAGTCGTTGATGTTTAGTTTACGAGTAGCCCATTTAGCGATATCTAAACGATTCCAAATAGGCGTTGCTGCAATTTTGATAACTGGTTGTGGAAACTCAGGGTTCTTGCGGAGAGCATGGATGCGCTGTTTAGCGATACCCAAAATCTCTGCTACCTCTGCCGTTCCACAAATGTTCTCAACTGAGATTTGTGACATGTTGTTCTCCTGTGTGGTCGTGTTTTACAAATTCCAGTTTCCTAGCCCATTGGACGAATTGTCCATCAAGTACTTGGCAACCTTAAGGTTACAATCTACATCAAGTAGTCGCTTTAAGCCACCACCACAGACGTTTTTTGTTACCGTCTTCCAACTGCTGTTGATTTGTAGAAGTCCTGAATCAAAACTTCCGTCCCTGTTCAATGTCCATACGATTTTGCCATTCTGCCACTTGGCGTTTACTGCCGATGGGTTGCATCGGGATTCACGCCATGCGATATACGAAAAGGTGTCCACAGGCTTGAGGTCGTATTGCTTGAATAAGTCCTCAAACTGGGGGCAACGCTTACTTTGGTCTTTTGGTACTCCCTTTTGAATTACCTCTGGCACATCTAAAGTCCGTTGTGCCACTGTCACTGCATAGTTTGCTGATGGTATTGCCTCTTGTTGAATTTCTGGGGATTGCACTCCCAATAGTGCGGTAAGCACGACTGAAAGATGTATTGCGACTGAAATTAACGAGCGCTCTAACAATATTCTCTCCTTGATCGGTGGATAAAGCAAAAACCTGCAATATTTGGGACCGAGGTCTTGGTATTGCAGGCTTGTTACAAGTTTACCCTATTCAAGAAGGAGTGAAAACCTCAGTTTGGATAAATCGTCAATCGGTTCTCCCAATTGCGGTAAATACCCAAGAAATAACTGCTTTTCCATTCTTGTGTCGTTTGCCACACAACACTCATCACAGCGACAACCTTGTCTGTACCTTGTATTTGTGCCGTGGTTTTTCAATGCAGTCTTTTTTACTTTATCTTTATAAAATACACTGCGTTCGTTTGGTGTAAGTCCACCCCACATGCCCCATGTTTCATTTTTACCTTCTTCAAGACATTGTTCCCATACAGGACAGGTAAAACAAACTTCTCTACCAATAGAGTAGTACTGCTCTGGTGAATCTGATTCCATAGGTGGATACCAAAATTCACAATTTATCTTTTTACAAAGAGCCTGGTCTCTCCAGTCATCTACCCATCTCAAGATGAGGTCTTCATTTCACTGAGCATTCTGTTTACAACAGCGCTTGTGTTTTCTAGTACATGTACAGCATCGGTAAACTTCTTAAACACTTGAGTGTTTTGTCTTGCCAGATGGTCGTTAGTAATTCTTAAACTACGAAACTCATCAAAGAAAGTTTCCCAACCATCTACTATTAGTTCAATCATAGACAGGCCAGTTTTTTCTGATAGTTCTTTAAGACTCATTGATGTACGCAAAGCATCAGGCAATGCAGATAAAGCATTGTGTACTCGTTGGTTTTCAGCAAGAGACATCTTTTCCATTTCTGATGGCATCAGTTATCCAACTTTCCAAGAGTTTCATCACGCCGTACACAATCCCATCCGCATGCTGAGTATCCAGCAATGTCTAACCAATGGTCTTCTTTAGAAGGAGTCCAAGACAAGCGAGATACTTTGAGAAGCATCATCATTGCTGCGATGTCATGTGGCTCAAGCCATTGACCGTCACGCTTCTTTTCAATGCGAGAAAGATATAAGTTCCACAAGCCAGCCGTCATTGCAAAGTCGTCTAGTGGGTCGCCGTAATCTTCGTTACGGTCTCCGTCTACAAGTTTTGCGGCTGTGTTGAGGAAACGAGTGCGGTCTGTAGGCATGGTATCTCCCTGTTGTTAATTTGTTCTACGAGTTGTGCAAATTCTACTAGATTGGACACTCTTGGTGAATTAGGGTGTGCAATATTCCAGGGTTGATTATAAAGGACAGTCAGAACACCTGCACCTTTGAGGTCCTCGTAGTAGTCCACGTGGTCCTCTATTGCCATTGCTGTTCCTGTGGCGACATGTGCCAACATTGATTTTTTAGAAGTGAAGTACAAATTATCAGGCACTAAGTAATGGTGGTGTAGCCAATCAGCCGTCTGCTTCCATGCTGTAGTTGGTCGTGCAGTCATTACATGAATTCGTACTTTAAGTTTACGAAGTAATTCCCAAGCAAGGTATGAACCCTGCATCGGATAATGGGTACTAAATAAGTTATGTGACTGTGCGCCTTCATACAGCCAGCGGTGGAATGTATCGTCCTCAATACCCCAGTCACGGTAAAAGTTCCATTGCTGTGGTTCTGGGAACTTACCATCAGGCATGTGAATAGAGCAGTATTCCCTAAAAGCATCTACAAATGGGTACATGACCCCATCTAGGTCAATACCCACATCAGTAATAGTTTTAACGGTTGGATTGGGCATAACCCTCAGTTGGTATTTTATTCATCACTTCTAATTTATGAGCATGACGTTTTGGGTTTTGACAGGTAGGAGCAGTAGTAGGACGAACATATAACCACACCCGCATCTGACAGTTTGGACACTGGTAGGCGTACATTGGTTTCTTTTGAGACATTACTGCTGTTCTCCCAAATCAATTATTTCGCTATACATAGCATCTGTAGCCGAAGGGCTTAGTCCTCCGTTCGGTAGTTGTTTTGCTGTTTCTCCTGCTTTAGCCCCAAAGAGCCGTGACAATACTCCGCTAGAACCTCGTGCCTCTACCTCAAACCGAACCAAGTCACGGGTGTCAGAAATGTTTTTAAACTTCTCAATGAGGTCAAACACCCTGTCCATTTCAGTAGACAGACTGGAGTCAAGACCCTGACCTTCCAGTTCTTCAGCGAAGCGAGCGAACATCACACGACCTAATTGCATCTCCACAATTGCCCTAAGTGCTGCCTGAAGTTGGTCTTTAGTACGAATCTCAATTGGCAACTTAAATGCACATTCAGAATGTTCCTTGAAACTAGGACAACGAGAGGCGAGATAACAATTATCGCACTGCCTTAAAGGGTCAGCGTTGTAGCGTAAAACGTTGACCTTTTCAGGCTGTAATTCTATAGATTCCCCTTCATTATCAACGGTTTGCGAACCTATTGAGGTGATGGTCTCTACCCCCATTACAGGTAATAATAGACGTTCACTCTCGTGCCGCTTCTCAGGCTGTGGGGTAATAATAGAGGGATACCCTGAAACCGCATTTGGGGTAGTAGGTGTAGAAGGTGACATAATAATTATGTCGTCGTTTTCGTCGTCGTTATCGCTCATGTTAGTGACCTCACTTGTAGGGTCATAGGCCCCAAATACACGACTCTCATATGCTTGCCAAGAACGAATAGCGAGCATACCAACTGCCTCTACTTCGTCATCCATCAAGGACTCAAACTGAATACCTAGACGCTCAATATCTGCTTTGTGGCGCTTCCTTGATGAGTCCTTTTGCTGTGCTGGGTATCGGCGCAATCCGTGACCATCCCACACCTGTGTCTCTCCGTAGCGAATGGCGCTTGTCCAAGAGCCAACAACCACCGTATCCCATTGGATACCTTCTATGAAGTCAGGTTTTGAGGTCAAACCCACAGCCTTTACAGACCAGCGCTGAATCAGTCCGTTAATGCGATTGACAATTGCAGGGGTAATCGCCTTATCACTGATAGCCACACGTCCGTAACGCTGACAGAGGTGGGCAAGCCTTTCTAAGTCTCCGTCATTCCATACTGGCACGTACTTATCCCCTAGCCAGTTACCGTCATAGTCAGGGCGACCAACAATAAGAGTAAGTTCGTCTGAATGTTGTCTTAAAAACTCATCAAAACGGTGAAGGTCTTCGTCGTTCTCAGAGGTGTACAGCAGTACTTCCCCATGGTTAAACATCTCTGGAAGGGTGAGTATCTTCCTTTTAGGGATGTTGAAATGGGTCAGGTTTAAGGCGTAGCGCTTGACATCGGCAGACACCAGCATTGAACGATGTGTGCCTTTTTCCGCTCCACCAAAGTAGATTTTCATAATGGAAGAACAATTATAGGAGTTCGTTCTCCAACCCATGCACCAAGACAGTTGTACTCAATGTATTCCATGGCTTCTTCATCACTCATGCCGTCACGTTCCATGAGAATCTTTACCATCAACTCCCATGAGTAAACCGCCAATGTAGGGTCGTTAATACGCTGGGAGTACCCAATGATTGCATCGTCAAAACCATCCATTACTAGGATGTCTTCTTCTAGTTCGGCTAACAATTCCTTATTCAATGTCAGTCCAATTCCTTTCGGCTTTTAGTAATGCTTGTCCGTCTATTTCTTCAATCAAAGAATCCCATTGTTTTATTTCTTTATCTTGATTCCATTCAGGTCTAGCAACGTAGGGGACACTCACAAGTAGTGATGGTATACCTTCTTTTAGAGTAAGCGCAACCATCTTGGGGTCTATGTCTATATACCAATCAACTCGTCCCATGCCTGCATAAATTGCTCGCACACGGTCTAAGCGATGGTCTAAGCCAGTGTCTTGGCTGAAATCAATAGAGCCTGCCTTATACCCTTCACGCTTTAACCATTCTGTGATGATTGGGTATTTATCTTTAGGTATGCCATCAACAAGTACACAAATGCGTCCATTGTATTTTGTAAAAAGCATGTTCCATAAGGTGCGCCCATGCTTGCTTGGTTGACGAGCACCTATTTCTTCTGCTGGTAGCGCTAGTACATCGTAAGTAACGATAATCACTAGTCGTATAGCCCCAGTTCAATACGCTGACGATGTGTGTAGTACTCAGCGGCTGGACAATACATACAGAGGTATTGGCGTTTATCTAATGGAATGCCAACCTTACGTCCAATTGTTTTATCATCATTGCACCAGTCAATGCACCCTTGAGTAGGGCGATTATGTCGGTTGTAGCATTTCAGTGCATCTACTTTAAGTTCATCACGGAAATCACGAATGAATACATCTTGCTCTTTCAATTCATTTTTAAGAGCGGTTTCTATATCCAACTTAGACGCTGTGTCTGCATCAGTACGGTAAATGAGTGCCCTACATTCTTCAGGGTTAGGCACTTGGGCATTGTGTCGGTCACATAGTTCACGCAACTCTTGGTCATACTCTGGTGGACCGTCATATGGTCGCATTTTGTACATGACTCCATGAGTCTTACAAACAAGAAGGCGGTTCATTGGTTCTGACATCTAATGCTCCTAGTAGTGGTAGTCACATATGTTACACAATGTGTCTACAAATCCCTACACGCTTACTTTTTCTTTTTACCTTTGCCCCTACGAATGGTTGGGTAACCATCTTCGCCAGTAGTAATAAGGGGTTTTTTAGGCACTTGCCCAGTCCCACCTTTAGCCTTGTCAATAAGGTTGCGAGGAGCAATGTCAGACAAACGGGCTTCTTGACCTGTGTATTCTGGCTGTGCACCTGGGTCATATGACTCATCAAAGTTAGGGTCAATCTTTTGTGACAACTTTGAGTCAAGTGAGATAATCTTTGCACCAATACGTTCTGCTACTGACTTGCGTTTAGGACGCTCAATACCATGAGGTGGTGCATCATCTGGACCAGACTCTGGAATAGGCATTACCGCAGGATGGTTACGGCGTTTAAACGCATTGATGTCTACAATGCGTGCGTCGTTATGACGCTCATCGTCACCCCTAGCCATTAGTGGTTACTGATTCCAGAAACGGTGCGACGGCGGTTTGAGTAAGGAGTTGGGTCGTCTGCTGCTGGGTTGCGAGTAGAGATGTTGTACTGTTCTTGAAGAACCGAAGCACGCTGTGCTGGGTCAAGGGGTTCTACTTCACCACCACGGCCTGGAGTCAAACTTTTAAATGTTCCATCCGTAAGACCCAATGATAGGTCGTGGTTTAGTGAGCGAGATTCATTAACTGCCATGATTACTTACCCTTCTTAGTTTGTTTCTTTACAGGGGCTTTAGCCTTCAAAGCAACTTTAGGTTTCTGTGAAGTGTTGCGAATTGCAGGAGTTTTTGCTGCGGCTTTTGCAACTGTTTTCTTAGCAGTTGTTTTTGCTTTTTCTGCTGGTGCTTGAGCCGCTGGTGCTGGAGCAGTGCTTCCTTGTGTATCACGCTTAGGTTGAACTGCTGAAGGCTGTACACCACCGTAACCTGGGTCTTCTCCAGCAGGCATCAATCGTTGTCCACCTACGGTGTATTCACGATCATCAACTGTTCCATCTGGATACGAACGAGGTCCAATTTTTCCTGCGCCTGCTGGCTCAAGTGTACGCTTATCAAAACCAGTTACTGGTCTGCGCTGACGAAGACCAGTAGGTGCTGACGCTTGCGGTGCACTTGGTGCTTGTTGTTCTGGTGCACTTGGTGCTTGGGTAGCAGGTGCACTAATTGCTGGAGTGGCTGGAGTAGAAGCAGGTGCTCCACTAATTCTTTCTTGTGCTGCTGTTGCTGCGGCACGCTCACCTGGAGTTGCACCTTGTGCTGCTACGGCTTCAATCTTTTCTTTACGAGTACGCACGTCTTTTGTTCCTTGTGGTTTTGCTGGTGTCGGCGTTCCTGCTGTTCCAGGCCCCAAAGCACCAATCGGTTTTGGACCTGAGCCTACAGGAGTTGGAGCGGCTGGTCCAGCACCTACTGGGGTTGGACTACCACCAGCAGGAAGTGCCTTTGGTGCTGGAGCGCCACCTACTGGAATTGGAGTTCTTCCAGGCTTAGTACCTTTAGGTGCAGGTCCAGCAGGAGCAGGTGCTGTAGCACCAGCAGTTGGTGCTGGTCCTCCTGCTTGGTAGTTACCAATGCCCATGTTTCCACTGTTGGTGTTGTTATCACCAATCATGTTGCCGATACCACCAGCGTTGTTTTGACCGCTGACATTTCCAATACCAAAAGCGTTGTCACCGAATTGGTTCTGAATCGTAATACCACCAGCGCCGCCACCACCTTTACCAAATGCTCCACGGCGACCACGAGTGTTTGCAGTTTGTTGTTGCTGTCGCTGGTCAACTTGTTGTGAGCCATAATCAGGACGACCCAAAGCATTAGATACTTGGAACGGAGCGCCTTGTGCGGCTCCTGGCTCTTTACGACTACCTACAGGTGCGGCTTGTGGAGTTGAACGTGTTTGCCAGCCAGTCTTACCAACTTGCTCTCCCAATGGACCTGTACGGTCTTGGCCTGATTTCATCATGTTGCGTCCAGCCCATTGTGCTTGTTGAACGCCTTCCCATGGATTTACTGCCATAAATTAACCCCACAAACTTTGCATTGAGTATCGGCTAGAACTTGAAAAATTATCTTCCATAAAGCCATTACGAAACATAACTGGTGCCCCAGAAACCCATGACCTATAGGAAACGTCTTGCCGTGGCATATCAAGAATATCTAAAATTCCCAACTCTTGCTTGCCAAAACCTCGTGATTGGGGCATTAATTGCTGTGGAACTACTGGGCGAATTTGCCTAATAGTGTCTTGGTCTGAGATGGCTGATTCAAGCGCTAGGTCTACCAGCATCTCTTGACGTGACGCCCATGGTTTAGCCATTAATCGCTTAACTCACCTTCAGAGAAGCCTGTAAGGTCCACCCAGTTCTTACCAGTTGGTCCTATACCTTCATTGTCGTTGTTGCGAGCGTCTTCTACGTCCCAAGGAGCAACCCAGTTAGAGGGCATCTGAACTTCTTGAGTTCCAGGAAATGCCCTCTTGACCATATGCACAGCACGAAACATCTCTCGTGACATTGGTCGTCGCCGTAGGTTATCTCGCTCGTCTTTTCCTTTAGCCATTAGTGGGGTACACCATTCCAGTAAGGGCGTGGCTCTGAAGGCTCGTCACCTGGACGGGTACGGTCTAACTCACCATCTGGCATATTACGATTGTAGAAAGTTTCTTCTAGTACTTCTGATGGCATAGAAGTTCCTAATTTGTTAATTAGTCTTTCGTCATCTGGAGTTGCTCCACCACTATATGCGTTGTCGCCAAGTTCTTGTTGGTTTTTATAAGCATCAAGAACTCCACTAGCCTCATCGTTGCTAATCCCATACAAACGAGACATCCCAGCAACTAGGCGAGGCTGTCGTCGCATAGGTTTGAGGTTATGCCCACCGTGTGGCGTAGATGGGTTTCCGATTATGCGTCCTCGGTGGTCTGTTGTCATGGACTACTCCTTAAAACTGGCTTTTAATACTGCTCTAGTTTATCAGTTACAGAGTTTCATCTTTATCGGTGTCTTCTGGCATATCGTTAACCTTTGGTATTCCTGTGGTCCTACGCATGCGAGATTCCCACGCTATTCTTGCCAAAAGTTGTGACGCAGGGGATGTATATGTTCCTGGTCCTTGTCCTTCCCATTCAAGGTCGGAAACTGGGACATTTGCCGCATGTCTCTCAGCAATGAATTGTTGGTCAGGTGTCATCCCATGCTCAGACAGGAAATCTTCTTTACCGACTTTTCTCTTTGGATTATGTCGTTCGTCGTTGCCGTTAGCCATCAGCAGTCCCAAGCCCTTAATGACTTGTTGATACGACTATCTGGGTCATTGGCTGTCTTGGCAGAAGTGTTTTTCTTCTTCATACCTTCCATACGAGCACAAAAAGAGTCACGGCGAGCAGCAGACTTCTTAGACTTAGCAGCCTGTTCCTTCTTAACTGGCGGTTTAAGGTCTGAACCAGGATTTGCTCTTTCATAAGACTTGCGCCCTTTTTCATTGAGACCACCTTTTTCGTTCTTTCCTTCTTTGCGTTGCCACGCTTCTGACTTTTTGGTTGCCATTACTTTTTACCTTTTTTAGACACAGCCATATTGTCTACAAGATTTGGGTATGGGCGACCAGCAGCCTTGGCACGAGCCTTGGCTTTTGCCTTTTGGTCTGGTGTTAACTTTGATGATTTCTTTTTAGGATTTTCTTTATCCCATACTTCTTTTTTAGAAGCCATTATTCTCCCATTGAAGCGCCACGTCGTACTTGGTTCTGGTGCTGTGATGTTGTTGTTGAATACTTATCCTCTGGAATTACCCAACCTTGTGACTGACTATGTACTCCAATAGGAGTTGCATAGGAGTGAACTACGTAGTCAATGTCGTTTAGTGCCTCAATGGACTTGCGGCTACCTTCTGACATTTTTCCAAAATGAAGTTGGTCTCCTGGACCTGTGTGGGTACGAGCAGAAAGTGCCCCACCCGTCACAAAGGCTTCACGGCGACTGATTGGTTCAAATGCTTTGCGGGCAGTTGTTTTGATTGGCTTTGCCATAATTACTCCTCATCACTTAGACTAGTGCCTTGATTTTTAAGGCTTTGGGTGGACGCTACTCCTAGGTATTCTCCAGTTTCTGGATTCTCTATGTACTCATAACCTTTTGCTGGTTGTTTTACACCACGAGAACTAGCAATACGAACACGAGTTCCTGCTTCTACGTTTGCTATAGGAGCAAAAGCATCAAGACCTACTGGGTCAAACTCCACTATGCTTGGGCGTCGTTTAGGGTTATGTCGTTCGTCTATACCGTTAGCCATTAGTCCTCCATGTACTGTTCTTCATTGTCTTCTTGTTCCATGATTTTTCCTTGAGCACGAAGACCAGCCTCAAGCCTGTTCATCAAAGTATCTATTTGAGACATGGAAGCATCCAACTCAGCACGACCAACCTTACGCTTAGGATGGTTACGAGTGTCTTCTCCGTTAGCCATGTTTATTTGCTCCAACCTTCTGGAAAATCATCGTCGTCTAGTCCTTCAGTTGGGTAGTTATTTTGAGTACCCTTACCCTCAGACTTCCATGTATCCTTTGAGTCTTTTTTACTGTCGTCTTGCTTTGGCTCGTAGGGTGCTTCCCAGTCTGGCTCATGTAATGGGTAAGGGTGATGGTTTGGATTAATCCACCTACCACGATGGTCAAAAGGCATAAAACTGTTCCTTACTCGTAACGAGGGCGTTGTTTAGGGTATGCACCAATTTTACCGTAACTTGTATCAACCCTGTAATCTTTTGAATGTTGTCCAAAGTGGCTGTAGTCGTAGTCTTCATCTAGTGGTTCTTGTATAAACCTTGATGGCATACCCATAGCATCAGCCCTATTGTCTGTGTACTCTTGCGGCTCAAACACGCCTTGGTCTTCATCCATAGCGTAAACATCACTTGGACGCATACTAAGTACGCTTCTCCCACCTTCTGCTCTTTTATATTTAGTCTTTAACTTTTCTGCTTCTTTTGCAGCACCACGTGCTGTAACAAAACCACGACTGGTGTGTACAGGTGCACCTGTTTCGTATGTCCAGCCACCTTCTTCTGGTCCACCGTAAGCATCTGATAATTCGTGAACTACTGCACGATATGGAGCAATCTTTTCTTTTAGGCGTTGCCCACGAGTAAGGTTTCTTGTACTGGCACGGTTTGTTGCTTTTGCCTCACCCAAATCCTTGGCTTCGTAAATACCTTTAGGACCTTCTGGTGTTTCATAACTTGGAGTACGCATACCATATGGTTGGGCAGTTTCTTTACGCATTTCAGGGTTTGAATCGCTTAAAGCGTAACCAACGGCATGCTTTCCTAAAATGGCTGCAAGTGTGGTGTGTCTGGATGTTTGACCAGGTTTTGGAGGAACAGACAAGTTTTTAACTTTATCTGATTCCTGTTCGTATAGTTGCTTTAGCCCTAGTACGTCTTCTGGACTGTCCTCATATTGGTGTATGAAACCGTTATATAGTTCTGCTTTGCCCATTGCATCTGTTAGTTGTTTATCCCTACGTTTAGCAATAAACTTGTCATCTTCAATACTTTTTGAAAAAGTATTAGGTCCTACACGGTCTCCATAATCTTCGTAATCTTTTAGTATTCCACGCTGTTCACCAGTACTGGCAGAGGTTGGTCTAATCAGAGCAGTAGCAACACGACGCTGAACTTTGGCGGTACGGGACAACTTATCAGGGTCATCGCCTACCATGCGGTCTGTGTCTACTCGCTTAAAGCGCATCACTATCTCCAGGCTGGGGCTAGGGCTTTGAGCCTAGAGCGACGCTCAGGACTCATTTGTTGGGCATCATCGTAGTTTTGGTCGCCACGAGTAATTCCTTTAGGTCCTACTTTACCATCATTGGTAAGTCTGACTGGTTCAGCACCTGGAGGAGCAAACTTCATACCTTGTGATTGAAGATTTAGACCAGTCCATTTGTTGAACTCATCAGGCCAAATGTAATCACCTGGATTAATACGCTCACCTTTGTGCACACCACGTGAGTACTGACGAGCGTTATTACGACTGAGAGTGCCCAGTGTTTTATCTTGTCGTCGGTTAGACGACATTGTGCCAAGGTATCCATCTGGGTAAGTAGTGTCTGGCTGGGACTTATAACCAGACAGCATCTGGTCTTTTGCACTACGAAATACTGGAGACAATCCAAAACCACCGCCACCATTACTTTGGTCTGGATTAGACCATGAGGTAAAGGTATTCGCAGCCATCAGCGAAGACCTGTATTAGAAGCAGTTGAACTTAATACTCCACCCTGACCACCACCTACTGGTGAGATAGGACGAACTTGACCACGCTTACGCCAGTAACGAGAGTTGTTACGACTAGATGGTTTGCGTGAAGACATTAACCACCCATACGCTTGCGGTTTTGTGCTTGACGGTAGGATTGTTCAGCCTTAGCGCCACC